GTGGTGGGGATGTATTCACCCACAGTAGACGACTGCTCTAGTTGGGCGCCCCATAGATAAATGCCAGAGGTGCCGTCGCCGGTGTAACTGTTGGTAGTTCCATTATGCGTTAAAAGTCGAAGGGTAATTGTTCCAGATCCTGACTTAGCTCCAGTAACAGAACATCTATACCAGCCTCCCCCAATTGACTGAATAGCTGCTGATACAGAGCCGACAGTAGTAGCCGTGCCATTTGTCAGATTAAAAATAGCTCCATGTCCAGCCGCAGTGACCGGAAAAATGATGTTGAGATTTCTGCCATTTGCCTTTGCGTAAACAGAAACTGTGTAAGTTACTGTGTCATTAAGAGTTTGCGAAGTCAGCCGAACATCATGCTGACCGGTGGTAGCGTCTTCGGTAAATAAATCAGCCGTTGCAGTTCCGAATGGAGAAGTTGTTGAATTTGTTGATACGCTGCCGGCTACCGCAGTCCACGTAGTCGAAAAGTCTTCCGACTGCAGCAGCAGGTTTGTCGTTGCTGTTTTGATCAGCCCGTCGCTGCCGACGTAGGTGCCGCTACTGGCGCGGGTGAAGGTGACGAGGTTCTGCCCAGTAGTGGCATCAACTAATGACTTGTTGTCGGCAAAGCGCAGGTCAAGGCTCGGGACAGCACGGGCAAGGCGCCAAAGCGTGTTACGGTTCCAAGGCGCAAGTAGTGCAGCCTTGCGGCTAACCAGCGCCAAGCTCACAGTCCTGCCTCCATGGCGCTAACGCGCAGTTCAATGGTGCTAGCGCTGACTGGGGTGTACGCTCCACGCGTTTCAATTTCGGCGTACAGCGTGGTGCTGGCGGCGGCAAGTTTGATCAGGCGGCCGGGGTAATCAACCTGCGAATAGAGCGTGCTGCCAAAATCAGATGGCGTGGGCATGTCAATAAAACCCATGTAGTTGGCGCGTTCACCACTAACAAGGTCAAATGCCGCGTTGTCCGCAATCGCAGTGGGCGACGCACTATAGAAATGAACGCGGAAGCTGCCCATGCCGCTGGGCACCGTATTGTCGCTGAAGATTAGGGCTGCGCTTTGTACCAGCACGTAGCCGCCGCTCGGGCCGATATTGCTGAGGGTTAAAATGGCGCTGCCGCCGGTGTCGCCAACGACGTCGCCAGCGGTATAAGCGGTCGTATTGCTAGGACGCGTAATGGTGACCGTGGAGCGGTATGCCTTGCCGTCAACCGTGAGGCTGGAGGCGCCGTCGCTGACCGGGACCGGGTTGCCGGTGTCGTTTTTGATCTCGACGCCGTCGGCCGTGACGCTAAGCGTGGCACTACCAATGTTTACGGGTAGTGGACTGGCGGGGGATACTTGGTGCTCGAAGCCGTCCGAGCCGATATAAGAGGTGGAGGGCATTGCGAACGCGCCAGGCTGCTATATAGCGTAGTTTACTGTGCAGAATCTGGAGATTCCTCGGGATCGGCCTCCTCTGTAATCTCCGGTGTTTCGGTGAGGGTGGTGGCGGCTTTGCCGGCGGCTTCAATTTCGTCCTCAATGTTGATGTTGTCGGGCAGGATTTCGCCGCGGCGTAGTACCTCCAGCAGCATTGCGTCGCTGATCTTGCCCATTTGGTTGAGTTGGGCCAGCACAGAGACGTCCTGGCCGATTAGGCGGTAGTAGTCGAAGTCGCGGTCAATTGTGATCTCGGGTGGTTCCAGGCCGACATACTGGGCGGCGAAGGTGAAGGCTTGGTTGAGGGCGCTCTCCAGTTCTTGGCTGATGATTGAAAGGACGCTGTTGGATTGGGCTTGGTCGATGCGCTTGGCCTCGGCAGATTCGGCAACAAATTTCTGGCCGAAGAGTTTGGTGACGCCAAGGGTGGACATTTGGCTCTCCAAGGATTGGAGTTCGGCCATTTGGGCGTCGAAACTGGTGGCGTCGGCCTGCACGTAGTACGCCTTGTTGCCGGGCTGCATCGCAATGGCGTAGTTCACGCCCATCGTTGCGGAACCAGTCGTGTCGTCCCAGCCCTCGAGGACGAGGGTGGGCATGGCGGCAATGTGGAGGGCGTGGATCAGGTCGGCTTGGCGTTGATAGTGTGTAATGTTAAGGTTGGCGATGTCGAGGAGGGGCGGCTGGGAGATCAGCAGGCCGCGGCGGTTGCTATAAATCGGGACCAGCGGAATCTCATTCAGGCTGTAGCCGCCGGATTCGGTAAACTCAACGACCTCTTGGCCCAGTGTGTACAAGTCGTAGCGGCCGGGGTAGATCACCCGCATTTGCTCGATTTGTTCTTCGCCGAAATCGTTCAGAGGGCGGACGTCGTAGTCGTGGATGCGTACCTGTAGTAGGCGGTTGGTGCCAGACTCTTTGCGCCAGCCCCAGATCTGTGGGGCGTCGATGTGGACGAAATAGGGGCGGCGGCCCATGGCGCGCTCTTCCGCCAAGTTCAGCGCACCAGTCGCTGCGGGGTAATCGACCAAAATGGCGCTGTGGCCGTAGGTCAAACTGCTTACTAGGGCGCGGCGGGCATATTCGTTGATGTTTGAGCCCAGGCCGTCAATGTTTTGGATTAGATCCAGCCAGTAGGCGTCGCCTTCGACGTGGATTGGTTTGCGCAGAATTGCGCCAGCGGCTGTTTCGATTAGACGGCTGGTGTACGGACTGAGGACGCTGCGGTCGACGCGGGTTTGGTAGGCGTCGTCGTCTTCGCGGGGTTCCTGCGGTAGGTAAGTTTCTGACAGGTCGCGGATATAGTTTGTGCCACGCGTGACGGCAGCCATGATGCTCCAGTCGGACATCATTGCGATGACGTCGAGGCTGCGGACAAAGGGGGATTCGCTGACTACAGCTCCAGTTGGGGGGATGTTGGCGCTGTAGACCACGGTTTTACTCCTACTGTGTACTTATTTTGGCATCAATCCTCGTCGTCTTCCTCGTCGGCCGGGTGCTCGATGGGCACCAGCACTTCGATGCCGTGGGCGAGTTTGGTGACAAGGCCGCCTAGGGTTTCCGGGAGGGAGGGGGTTTTGAAGACGAAGGTGGCGTGGGTGGTGCCGTCCTCGGCGTCGATTTCGATGTGGACGCAGCCGCCGGTGATGGTTTGGATCATTTGGGGCGTTTTTTGGCGGTTTTGGCCGCTGCTTTGAAGGCTGCGGCGGTTGGGGCGCCCTTTGTGCCAGGCTTGCGCATTTTTTCGCCGCTGCCGGCGGCAATACGTTTCCGTTTTGCTGCGATATTGGAATAGAGGCCGCGTTTTGCCATTATTTTTTGCCTTTTTTGGTGGGTTTTTTGGTTATTCCAGCCTCGGACATGGCAATGGCGATGGCCTGCTTACGGTTGGTTACTTTTTTGCCCGAGCTGGACTTCAAAGTGCCGCTCTTGTACTCCGACATCACCTTTTCCACCTTCTTTTGGCCCTTGGTGGGCTTCTTGGTGGCCATGGTGCGCCAGCAGAATGGGGTCACCACACACGATAATTCGTTTTGCCAAGGGATTCGGGCTTGGCAAGGTTGAAAACTTGAAGGCAAAGATAGCCAAGAGCGTCAAAAGCATGGTCTACGCCAAGATTTTTGTTGGGGAGGCCCGTGCCAGGAGCATAGGTGAGGGTGCGGAGGGATTTGATGAGTTCTTTGCAGCGGGGATGGATGAAAATACGGCGATCGCCGTTTGCGTCCATTAAACCCATGTTGACGGCGTTGATTTTGTCGCGGATCTTCCATGGGGCACGAGGGCTAGACACCGTAAAGCCGGATTTTCGAAGAATTGAGTGGTCTGTTTGACCGACACCGGCTGTTTTACGCGCTCCACCCGTAGGGTCTGGGCAAGCAATGATTCGACGCTCGATGCCGAATTTTTGTTGTACCGCTTCGCAGAAATCCCACGTTGTTGCGCCACCAGTGAGTATCAATTCGTCAAATACCCACAGGTCTTCGCCTTTTTTGACCGCAAAAACGCCGGCCATGAACTCGACGTTGAAGTCCAAGCCGAGCAGCAGGGGCAGGATTGGTAAATCCTGAACCTGTTTGTCTATGTTTTCGTCTCCGAAGGAGACGGCTACTAGGCCGCTGAGGTTTTCAAAGCTGGCTTCGAATTCTTGGCGGAAGGTGCGGGCGTCGAGTTGGGCGCGGGCGGCTTCGATTTCTTCCGGGGGGACGTTGTCGCCCTCGATGGTTGTAAAGCTCCAGCGCGTCCAGTCGCCTGTGGGGTCTTCGTCCGCGTAACACCAGAGGTCGTAGAACCAGCTGGCGGTGCCGTCCGGGGTGGAGATGAACAGGGCCCAGCCTTGTTTGTCGGCGAGGGCTGGGCGGATTACTTCGAACCAGACGTCCGAAGACATGAAGGCGGCTTCGTCGAGGACGACTCCAGCGAGGCTGCGGCCGCGTAGGGCCATGGCGTTTTCGGTGCCCTTCAGTTCGATCGTGCTGCCGTTAACAAGTTCGATCTTGAGGTCGGTTTCGTTCTTGCTCTTGATCCAGGCTTTTGGGACAAGCTTTTTCATTACCTTCCAGGCAATGTCCTTCGCCATGCGGTATGTAGGGGCCGCGTAGAAGAATGTTTCGCCCGGCTTTTCGATCGCCCCACGCAGCAATTCGATACATGACAGGTAGCTCTTGCCGAAGCGGCGGCCTGCTACCAATACTCGGAATCTTTTGCGACTGTTGAAGACTTGACCTTGCGCGTAGCGGAGAGTGAGTGCTCCAGCCGAATCGGGCATTTGTAGTTTGGGGGGTACCTTCTAGGGTATTACAGGAATTGCTACCCTGCCCCCGGTGTGTAACAGGAGAAAGAATTGAGGATGTTTGTATAGGTTCCCTAGGGCTTGACCCAGCCACAGAAAAGCCGGAGGTTGCCCCCCGGCCCGTTGTGTGCTAGAGTAGCGCCCAGGCGGTGAGCGCAGCGAGGGCAGCGAACAGGATCTGTTGTTGCTGCTCCAAGCGGTGGATTCGCTCAGCCTGCCAGTCTGTGAACTCCTGAGCGGCGTCGACGATCTCGGCCTTGGTGGAGCGGGCTGTGATGTTGACCATGGGATGGTTCCCCTAGGTGGACACCGTTACTGTAGCACAGCACAGCCGCAG